CGTTTGTCCAACTCGTCCCACACCGGGTCCGAGCGGTCGGGCACCGCGCCGTAGATCTCCCCCCAATACACCAGCCATGACTCCTCGCCCCGGCCCCAGACGCGGATCACGATGGCGAAGCGGTCGTGCTGCACGTCCACGCCGGCGGTGAGCAGCAGCCCGCCATGCGGCACCACCAGCTCCGGGTAGTCCTCCACGCGGGTCTGCAGGTCGTCCGCGTCCGGGGCGTCGCTCTGGTATTCGTAGGCCTTGCCAAGCGCCGAGTTGGTGAACACGATCAGGTCCGTGTCGTCACCCTCGTCGGCCTTCTTATTGGCCTCCAGCCAGCGCTCCACCAGGTGCGCCAGCACCGAGCCCGGAAACGGCGAGTAGAGCTCGTTGATGTGGAAACCGGCCACGCCCCTGAACTCCGCCGTGGCCCGCCATTCGCCACTGCGCACGTTGCGGTTCTTCTGGCTGTCGTCCCACTCCGCGCCGCAGTGCGGGCAGGCGTAGCAGGCGGTCTCGGTCAGGGCGTGGGCGTAGATCTCGTGGCGCTGCGTCTGATCCTCACGCCAGCGCACGTGATCCCAGTCCAGCGCATGGGACTCCCCGCAGTCATGGCAGGGCACGAAGAACCTGCGCTTATCCGAGTTGTTGTAGGCGTCCTCGATGGTGGATAGCCCCGAGATGGAGGGCGTGCCCCCCATGGCGATCTTGCGCCGGTGAAAGGTCTTGGCGCGCTCCTCCAGGAGCTTGATGGAGTCGCCCTGGCCCTTCACATTCACGTTGGCGTCGTCCGGCTCCTCGATGATGACCACGGGCGCCGGGGTGGACTTCACGCTGGCCGTTGAATTCGACCCCACCATTTTCAAAAACCCACCCGCAAAATTCTTAAACAGCGCCCGATTCTCGCTCGCCCGCGACTTGCTGATGTCCACCTTGTCGGCCAGGCGCGGCGTGACCTCCACCATGGGCGCGAACTTCTCCTGGCTGTACTCCTTGGCCGCGCCCTCCTTGGGGAACATGATGATCATCGGCACCGGGTCGATGTCGATGCGCCGGCCCACGTAGTTGTTCACCACGCCGTCGGTCCACGCCACCTGGGCCGACTTCTGGCACACCACCTTGTACACCTTGGGATCATCCAGGGCCTCATGGATGCCGGGGATGTAGGGCGTCAGGCGCGAGTCGTACTTGCCCGGGCGCGCCGAGGCCTTGGCCGACAGGTACCGGTAGCGGTCCGCCCACTCAGTGGTCGAGAGGTTCGGCGGGGGCGCCCACAGCTGCCACAACCTGGCCATCAGGCTTATCGCCGCCTGGCGCGTGTTCAGCCAGGCGGGCAAGGACCTCCCGGATCTGGCCGTTGAGCAGATCGATGTCGCAGTCGATTCCATAGTGGCTGTCCATGATGGTCTTCAGTTTCTCAGCGCCCAGCAGGAACTCGTTGCGCGCCGCCAGGATCGCGTTGGTCCACAGCGGCTCGATCTCGCTAGAGGCCACCAGCTGTCCGGTCTCCTTGGCGATTATGAGCTCCAGGCGGTCCGCCTCCAGGCGGTCGCGCCGCTCGCGCCCCGACTCGCTCCGCTCCCCGGCCAGGGCCCGCTGGATCATCCACTCGATCACCTCCGCAGTATCGTACTGGTTCGTACTCCCACGCCCACCCTTGCTACGGATCGGCAGCCCCTCGTACTGCCAAGTAGTCAGCGTGTTTTCGGCCTTACCGATGATCTCGGCCAGCTGGCCCTTGTTGACGATACTCACCCAGTCTCCACTACCAAGCTGCGAAGCCGGCCAAAAAACACCCCCGAAACCGACCAAACCCAGCCATGACCAAACCAGAGATGCTGTAACAACTTGATATTCCTATAAGTCAGCATCCGCTTAACCCCCAGAAATCTGGGCACAAACCGCGGCTGGTTTGCTCGCATGGGGCCAGGGCCAGGAAGGACCCGGGCTATTGATGGAGGTCATCGAGTGGTTCATGGCGCTCACAGTCGTGCACATCGTTGTCCCACCACAGGCTACAGGCGCCCGGGGCCTGCTTGCCGGCCGCGCAGATGCCCAGGCGCGGATGGAGTGCGTGACGCCGATAGTGCTCACAGGCGCCGCAGGTCTGTGGGGTCATTCGGTATGCCTTCGCGCATTTTCACAATAAACGTACTGGAATTGATCTAGATCAATAACTAATAAGTATAATCTATATAGGTATTAGTTTAAGGCAGGTGACCCTGCCAAGTATGCGCTATCTCTAACCCATTGATTTAATGGCGTTTGAGACTTATCCACAGCGTTTGAGACAGGTTTGAGACAGGTTTGAGACAAAAATAAACACCTATATTTATAAACATTTCAACAGGTTATTCCATTTGAGACAAATGAGACAATGATTTTTGGAATTTCAGAATCCGGATTACGTGTTTCGAATGAGACTTCTGTACAAAAAATAAACAAATTAAGACTATGTAATTGATATATATGAATAATTATAAATCGACACACAAAACACGCACTTCGGTTTCTGCTATTTGGCCGCGCCAAAACGTGTCTCAAATGTCTCAAACGGACTAACCCATTGATTTTACGCCAGAATCAGAGCGCGAACGCTGTCTCAAAGCTGTCTCAAACCTGTCTCAAATGCTGTGGATAAGTCTCAGACGCCATTAAATCAATGGGTTAGAGATAGCGCATACTTGGCGGGGTCACCAATCATCCAGCAGGGCCTGGAAGTCGGCGATGGCATTTCCAATGATTAGATCCTTCGATCCGTGGGCCGGTATCTGATAGTCGACCGGTATGAACAGGTGGCCCTTGGTGCGCCTTCCTACCGCATCCAGGTAATTGTGCCGGGGCATGAACCGCACCTCCGGCCATTTCTTTAACTGGGTGCGGAATTCGATCTCCGATCCGATGAAGCGCTCCCCATAGCGATCGCACCATTTCCGATAGGCCCAATAGAGATGGGTGTGCAGGCAGGGCTGGAAGGCCACCGGCAGCTCACCCGCGATCCAGGCCTTGTAAAAGCTCTCCTGTGAGCGCATCGATGTCTCGATTAGGTCCTGCTTGGCATCGGTCATGATGGGCTTGGCGTGCTCATCGAAGTCGCCGAGGTCGTATTGAAGCAGGTAGTAATAGAGGGCCTGGACGCCCCCTGCATCGATCTCGCGCCCCACCTCCCGGTAGCAGGCGTCGTCCAGTTTGGGCGGGGTCCAGATCACCAGATAGCGGCGGTCGTCGGCGTCCGGTGTGGCGGGCTGGATGGTGTTCGAAAAAAACACGAAATTGGCATGGTTGGCCTCCATGCGCACCGGCAGCATCTTTTCGTTGATCGCCCATTCGGGCTCGGTGATCATGTTCTTGAGTCGGCCTTTCTGGTGGTACATCTCTTTGCGACTAACCACCTCGTTGCCGATCACGAACAGCTTGCGCGAGCTCCAGCCGTTGAACTGGGACTCCAGCTCGTTCTGGGAAATCTGGCAGCCGTACTCGCCATAGATCTCGCGCACGGCGCCCCAGAACGTGTTCTTTCCGGTGCCCTCCGGGCCGTGCATGATGATGGCGGTGCGCATCTTGGCGCCCAGGTGCTGCAGGGGATAGGCAGTCCACTTGAGCACCCAGTCGAACACGTTGTCGCTCTCCCCACACAGATAGTAGAGGAGCTCCAGGAGCCGGGCGCAGCGCCCCTCCTTGGGGAGATGGGGCATACCGCGAAACAGGTTCACCTTGCTGTGCTGGGGGTCTGCGGGATCGTTCCCGCTAACACGCCGCAGGGCTGGTATTGGGAGAGAGGGATCAAAGACTACATCCTCCGGCGTGACCATACGCCGGCGGGGATGCTCCAGCCAGATGCGCACCAGGGACTTGCCGGCCGCCACACGCAGGCTGGACAGGGGCAGGATCCGCCCATAGCGCCCATCGTAGACCGTCTCAGTGGTGTAGATCACCGTGAAGTAGGCCAGCAGCACGCCCAGATCGAAGCCGAAGCCGGTCTCACTGCCCCCGCCACCTGGCGGAGACGGGGGCTCGGACCCGTCGTGCTCTGCGATGCCGTGCTCAAGCTGGCGCTTGACGGTATCGGCGCCCTCGCGCACAGAGAGGTCGTTCCAGTCCGTGCCCGGCTCGCCCGCGAAGTGGGGAAACAGCGCGATCCCGCGCACGGACTCGGCCGCGCGCAGGGCCATGGCACGGCCCGGATTGCCCTGGGTGGCGTGATCGTCGTCGCCGCAGACCACGAATCGGCAGCCCGGATAGGTGACGCTCAGGGCCTTTGCCACGGGCTCCAGGTTGCCGGCGTCGAAGGCCGCCGCACAGGGCCAGCCCGTGGCCAGGTGCACGCTGGCCGCCGTGGCGTAGCCCTCGGCCAGCGCCAGCACGCCGCCCGGCTCAGGCAGGCCGATGAGGTGGAACGACCCCTGCTTGGCAGTGCCGGTCAGGAACCGCTTGGCGCCGTCCCCGTCGATGAACTGCAGGCCCACCAGGCGCCCGCCGGCGCCGCGCATGGGCACCACCACCGTGCCACGCGAGAAGCGCAGCCCGAAGGCGCGCACGCGCTTGGCCTTGAGATAGTCCGAGGCCCCCATCTCCGGGCACCCCTGCCAGATCTCGCCGGCGCGCCGGGCCGCCTCGCGGGCCTTGTTCTGGCGGGCGCGCTTGGCGGCCGCCTCCACCTCGCGCCGGCGCCTCTGTAGCGCCTGGCGCTCGGCCTGGGACAGCCCCACCGCGCGCATGCGGATGCGGTAGGGCCCCCCCTGATCTTTCCACCAGCCGTAGGCCCCGGCGATGATCACCTGTCCGGTCGACGCCACGAACTCGTGGGCCACATACCACCCATCCTTGCGGCCCTGCTTGTCGTCGCGGTGGCGCACCCGGTGCAGGGTCCCCGAAGCATTCAGCGCGTCCAGCTCCAGGCCATAATCCTGGATCTGGGCGAGCGCTTCCCCATAGCTGTCTTGCGGCACCGTCTCTGGTGGCATCCGTTTATCGTCTTCACTACTAAGCCGCGGAGCTGGCGTTGCGACCAGCCAAAATTCCTTACTGTCTTCACTACCCAACCGTGACGGGCATCGCCCCCACAGGCCCTCTTAGATCCTTCTGTTGTGCGCCACCCATGCCTCAGCATCGAGGCCAAAACGGATCAACGCGCGCGC